GATCTTCGATCAGAGCACATCCGCCCCTGAGTCTGAGGTCAGCATTTCTGCTGTGGCAGATGCGGGGCGGTTGTTCTACCGCAAGGTTGCCCCCAGCGGTACGGCATCGGGTGTCTACGTCAAGGGTATCTACGGTGAGTGGTATGAGTTGGCCCGTAACATCGGTCCCCATCTGCCTATCGGTGCCGTCGTAGCGTGGCCCTCTAAGGGGTCGCTCCCATCAGGCTTCATTGAGGCCAACGGACAGAGCCTGCTGACTACTGATTACCCAGCCCTGTTCGCCGCGTACGGCTACACCCACGGTGGTTCTGGCTCGTCGTTCAATGTTCCTAACCTGAACGGGAAGAGCCTCAAAGGCACTACGGATATCAACTTGGTCGGTACCCCAATAGGTAGCGACACTACGACTCTGGATATCGATAATCTGCCTGCTCACAGCCACGGGCTGAACAACCATACCCACACGCTTTCACACACCCACTCCATCAACCATAGTCATACTGGTACGGCAGATACTGCACCAAACCACCAGCATAGGTATCAAGATGTTCAGCAGTTCAAGTCAGGCAGTAACGCTGGTACTAATAGTGGTTTTGGTGCTAGAAGCATCGAGTATGGTAATACCGACCCTGCTGGGGCGCACAGCCATACGGTGAGTGTTGGTGCTCCTAGCCCAACTACGACCAGCAGCCAGTCAGCCACTACCACCAGCACTCCTAGTGTTGGTTCTACAACTGAGACCGGTTCTACCCAGTCATTTAGTAACGTCCCCGCATCTACGTATGTCCGCTGGATTATCCGATCCGCGCATGGTGTGGAGGCCGACACGGTGGGCGGTACTTCACTTCTTGACGAGGCTCTTGAGGAGACTGTGACTCTGGAACTGGTGGGGTCGGGATCGCTCCCTGCTAGTCAGGTTGGGGCGGCGGTGTTCCGTATGCCATATGGGGCGTTACTCACTGAGGTCCGTGCTGGCTTGAACTCTGGCAGCAACGCAACGTCGGCTATCAGTATCGATATCAACGAGTCCGGTAGCAGTATCCTCAGCACTCCGTTGACTATCGATGCTGGAGAGTCCAGTTCTACCTCGGCTGCTGCGGCGGCTGTCATATCAGACCCGGCCATCGCAGATGACGCACTGATCACAATTGATATCGATTCGGCAGACACAGGAGATAGCGGCCCCCTGACGGTGACCTTGTACTTCACTAGGGATGCCTGATGGCTACTAAGGCTGAGATCGTTACTATTGCCCGCAACTATCTGCGAGACTTCAAGAAGCCGTTCCAGCAGACGTTCGTCCCCATGGGCATTACCTATGATTTGGGTAAGCCCAACGTGGAGGCTGACACACTCTGGGTGGCCTACACCCCGCAAGGTGGATCAACGTCCGCGTCAGTTGCGTACACGCTGGATGACCGTAACGGTTTGATACGGCTTGGTAGTGCTTTGCCGAACAACGCCACGCTTATGGTGGACGGCTACTACTACGAATGGCTGCTGCCGTCGGATCTGGATTTCTACGCCGATATGGCTATCAATCTCAACACGCACAATCTCAAGGTGCCGTTGGCGAACATGGCCCCCGCCGTTGCGGATGTCATAGGTATTCATACCCTCGTTCAGGCGTTGTGGGGGCTGCTTTCTGAGTACAGCCGCGACATCGATGTAATTACATCCGAGTCCGTCCATATTCAGTCATCTCAGCGTTACCGCATGGTGTCCAGCCTGCTCGATTACTGGACCAACGAGTACAACCGCCGCGCTCAGGCCCTCAACATCGGGCTGGAGCGTCTGGAGGTCGTCAACCTCCGCCGCGTCAGCCGCACCACCAACCGTTTGGTGCCGCTCTACAAGCCTCGTGAGGTTGGCGATTACGGCCCCATCGAACGTATTTACCCCGAGATCGATGACGGTGTTATTGATATCGAGGAGTTGCCGGACGATATCCGTGAAGAGGTTTACGTTGACGGTGAGCCGCCGACCGGGTACCTGTCGACTGGGTACTACTGATGGACCCCCGCCGAGAACTGAGCCTGATCAACAAGCACGTTCGCAGGCGTAACCGCGAAGCCGGGGAAACCGTTATCTGGTACCAGTTCCAGCCCCTTCAGGGCGGGTATAGCGTTTACGACGACGTGTACGACGAGGGCGTCCCCGGGTCGGGTGGTCGTAACTACAAGCCCGCTATCACGATTCCGACTATCTACATCGAAGAGGTAGAAGACACGTACCGTGCTATTGAGGACGGTCGTCAGCCCACGCAGAATCTGCGTACGACGATCCTCTACAAGGACGCCGTTTCTTGCGGTCTGGAAGGTGCTGACGAATATAACGCTCACCTCAATGATGTGCTGGAGTACGACGGTAGGTATTACAAGGTAAGCGACTATCGGGCTAGGGGCCGTATCCCTACGGAAGCGATCCTCGTGGTTCAGGCGTACGAGATCTTCTTGGATCAGGAGTTCCTGTTCGACAACGGCCCCCGAAATCCTCGTACTTCAAGCCTTCCTTGGCCTACATCGTTTCCTAGTTAGGTGTAGCATGGGGATGTAGCCGATGCGCGTTGGCTACGTGTTACCGCTTCAAAACGCCTAGAACCACGGAGGAAAGCCATGGCGGCTTCTCAACCTGCTGCATCCTTTGGTTCTAGTAAGCCGTTTATATCGGGAGAGTTCTCTACCATCTCTGCCTCTGATGAGTTCTCGGACACCTTTATCGACGTGCTCATGGACCACATCGACGATCTGATGGTCGAAGCCACCGCAGAGTTCCAAGATGAGGCGTTATCTGATTCTGATTGGAGCGTTTACGCTAGCGGTTTGGCAGTTGAGGCTGATGCCGGTGACATTCGTTTCTACTATTCGGGAGCGCAAGAAGATGAAGTGCTGGCGCTGGAGTTCGGCACCCCTGAGCAGCCTCCGTCTCCGCTTATCCGCGCAACTGCCGCTAATAAGGCCCGAGATATAGCCAAGGAGTTGAGCACGAGGATCGCTGTGGAGGTGCCGATTGCCTAATCCCGGCTTTACCCTTGCTGAGGACGCAGCGCTTAAACAGCGACTCGCCACTCTGTATGTATCCGATGATAGGGATATGCAGCGCCCCCTTCAGGTTTTCTTCCGGTACCCCGAAGCGGAGACTGAGAAGCACTACCCCTTTGCGACTATCGAATTACTCGATATCGCATATGCCCGGGATCGTCAAGAATCTGAGCGCAGGTACTACTACACCAACGTCGCTGGTGCTTCCGCGCCCCCTCTTTACTCCTCTAACGACTCGTCTAGCCTGACCTACTTTCCTTCTGAAATGAACGCTAGTGACATGCAGGAGTATTGGAGCGGGGACGAGACGTACCTTTACACAGACCAATTAGTGCCCGTCAACCTCATGTATCAGGTCAGCACTTATTGTCGGAGCCAGCGCCATGACAGGGAATTGACCGCTGCCCTGCTCCGTTACGTTTTCCCATTTCGACGGGGTTTCATTGAAATCCCCGAAGACGGCACCATTAGGCGCTGCGATATACTAGACTGGCGGTCAGCAGATTTGCTAGATCAAGAATCTGGCTATAAAAAGCGTATATTCCGCAAGGTCGTAACAGTACAAATCAATGCAGAGATTCCGCAATCAGACTTGGTGTCTGTCAAGCGGGTCCTCTCGGTAAATGGCTCACTAGGTGACAACTACTCGGTTTCTGACGTTTTATCGACTTCTTTCTCGGAGGATTTCTAAATGCCTACCTACTCAACTCCCGGTGTCTACGTCAATGAGGGCACCCTCGCCAGCCTGACCCCCTCCGTCGCTGGAGGCACCTCGGCTGTGTTCTTCGGCGCTGCGGAGCGCGGCCCCGAGACTGCGACCCTCGTTACCGATTGGGCTACCTACAAGCGCACGTACGGTGATCTCAAGAACGCCTACGACCTCGGCTACGCCGTCTACCACTTCTTCGCCAATGGTGGGCGTGCCTGCCATGTGGTCCGAGTTGTTGGAACCTACGACAGCGAGGGTGGCACCGCTGACTCGGTGACCCCCGATGCGGCTGCGTCGCTGGACGTTCCTTACTACCCGAACGGCTCGGGATCGGCTTCTGCCGCTCTCTTCGATGCCGAGGCTATCAGCAACGGTACGTGGGGCAACAGCCTTACGGTCACCATTGCTGCCGGTCTGGTTGACACCACCGCCTCGGCCCACGGTACCTTCACCGTTGTCGTGAATCTCGGTGGTGTGGAAGTTGAGCGTTGGCCTGAGGTCACCCTTGATCCCGACGGCAACCGCTACGTCGCTACGGTCGTCAACACCTACAGCAAGTACATCACGGTCAGCGGCGTCTCGACGACCTCTCCCGATGCCAGCCTCGCGTGGATTACCGAGGTTGACAATGTCGCCACCTTCTCGGGCGGTACTGAGGGAGTCGTCGGACCGCAGGACTTCGCTGGTGCCGCTGACAAGGTTGACCCGCTTCCGGGCAACCTGATCATGAACGCTGTTGGTCAGACCTCGACCACGGCGCTTACTCCGATCATCAACAAGGCTGTGGCCCGTGGTGACTCGTTCGTCATCATCGACCCCGACAAGACCTCGGAGACGCTGAGCGATCTTCAGACGGTTGCGTCGAACTTCTCGGGTCTGTCGAACGGTGGCTACGCCGCCCACTACGCCCCGGCCCTCAAGATGGTTGATCCGGCTAAGACTGGTCCTGCCGCGATCCGCACCACCTACCCGGGTGGCGCTATCGCCGGTTTGATGGTCCGCACTGAGGTTCAGCGCTCCGTCGCTAAGGCCCCCGCTGGATACAACGCTGATATCCGTGGCGCTCTTGGTCTCGCCGTTCCGCTGTCTGATACCGATATCGGGACGCTGTACGACGGTAACCCGTACGTCAACTCGTTCAAGGCTGTGCCGGGAGCGGGCGTCGTGGTTTACGGTGCTCGTACGCTGGCCCGGGCTACCTCGGACAAGTTCATCCCGGTGCGCCGTACCCTGAACTACCTGAAGTACTCGCTCAAGCAGTTGACTGACTTCGCTGTCTTTGAGCCTAACGATGCGAACCTGTGGGCGCGTATCAACGTCGTTGTTTCCGGCTTCCTCTCGGAGTTCTACCGCTCCGGCGGTCTGGTTGGGACCAACGCTTCGCAGGCTTTCTTCGTGGTCTGCGATTCCACCAACAACACCACGACGACTATCGATCAGGGCATCGTGAACGTCGAGGTCGGTGTGGCGCTTCAGTACCCCGCCGAGTTCATTGTTATCAACCTCAGCCAGTGGACTGGCGGCAACAACGCCGTCGAGTCTCTCTGATAATCCAAGGAGTAATATCCCATGGCACGAGCAGCAGCAACCGACCCGCTTAGGAACTTTAAGTTTCAGGTCATTATCCAGCCTGAGTCGGGTTCCCGCCTCAATGACCTCATCGGCGCAAGCCTCCCCAAGTTGGGGTTCTCGGTGGTCTCTGGTCTGACTGTCCAGAATGAGATGATTGCCTACCGCGAGGGCGGCATGAACACCCATCCGCATAAGATGGTTGGACAGTCTGACTACGGCCCCGTCACCCTTACCAAGGGTGTCTTTGCCGATCAGGATGCCCTCTACAAGTGGCAGCAGTTCATGCACTCGTGGGCGCAGGGTGGCCTCGATGACGAGGGTTCGCAGTCGGGCAGCAACGACTACCGGTGCGACGTTGTCGTCACCGTCCACGACCATCCGGTGTCGGCGGGTTCTTACGCCCAGCCGGGGCGTTCCGAGAGCGATCCCACCCCCGCTGGTGCGATTAAGTTAGGCTACAAGTTGTTCAACTGCTGGCCCGCTTCGTTCTCGATGGGAGACCTCAATGCTGGTGACTCTTCGATCCTGATTCAGCAGATCGTGCTGAACCACGAGGGATTCGCTGTGCAGTGGGCCTCCTCGGCGGACGGCACGGTTGACCTGTCCTCGGTCAGCAACATTTCGTAACATATTTATCCACACAATTAGGAGTACAACATGAGCGAGCAGGCTGAAGCCGCACGTATCAACGAGGCCATCTCTGACCCGGTTCCTACCATGTCGGACGCCCCCAACACCGTCGTCGAACTTATGCGAGGTTTGTATGAGTCAAACGATGAGGGGGGCGTTTGGCATACTGAGGCCGAGATCCGAGAACTCAATGGCGAAGACGAGGAGTACCTTGCTTCGATTGAGAACAAGAAGGGACTTATGTACTCTGAGTACATGAGCGCCCTGCTCAGTCGAGCACTCCTCCGAGTCGGCGGTATTCAGGTCAACAACTCCACAAAGATTGTGGACAAGTTGATTCTGGGAGATAGGGATTACCTGTATCTCCAGATTGTTCGGGCTACCTACGGCGACACCAGAATGATCAAGATCGCCTGCCCGCATTGTGGGATCATCAACGATGTTGAGTTGGAACTCGATAAGGATTTCCCAATTACGTACCCCGATTTTGATCTCCGAGACGGTATTAAGGTCGAAACTTCTAAGGGAAACATCGTTCTGCGTTTGCCTAATGGTGAGGACACGGTTGCCGCCCAGAAAGATGCCAAGACGGATGCCGAACTCAATACCATGATGCTGGCGAGGTGCTCAGTGTGGCCGGAGGGGCAGGCCCCCGAAAACCCGGTTCAGTGGGCACGTTCGTTGAACTTGGCTGACCGTAAGAAGTTGATCAATGCCCTTCTCTCTGTTGAGATCGGGCCGAAGATGGGGGAGGTGGATACTCAGTGTGCAAGTTGCGGCGAAGATATGCCAATTCTGCTCGACTGGGTCTCCCTTTTACTCAGTTAGTCTGAAACTTTTATACTGGGAATACGAAACAATAGCCACCGCATACAAAGGGTTTGGTCTACACGACATCAAATCAATGACCGTTCGCCAACGCGATTTCTGGTATCGTATGGCGAAGTGGCGTAATCAGTAGCGGAGGCGTGCATGGACACTCCTAAAGGGCCCGAAGCACGGGTTGGAGAACAGGTTATTGGCGGCAACCATAGCCGCCTGCGCTCTGAGGTACGCGCCGGTCTTCGCATCGACACTGACCAGTTAGGCAAACTTAAGCAGCATCTCAAGGATGCCAAAGACCTAACTAAGCAGTGGCGCGAGGAGATGGAGAAACTCGCTAAGGCCGCTGGCAATGTTCAGGGGATCATGGCCGGTAAAGGCGGCGGTGGTGGCAACGCGGTTGAGCGAGGGTTTTCCAAGATCACTCCGGCGGCAGCGCCTGTACAGGAAGCCGGGGATGCCGGTGGTGGGGGCGGTGCCGCAGGTGGTTTCCTGAACCGAGCCGGTGGCGGTGCTGGCCGAGCAGCAGGTGCCGCAGCCATCGCAAAGGCCATCGGTGAAACGCTTAGACCCCTCGTGCAGAATATGGATGCCCGTATTGATAGGGGTATCAGTTACGCAACCTCTGCTGACAGGCTGAATGTTCTAACGCAGCAAATGACCGGCATGTCGCAGATGCAGGTCATGGAGAACATGCGCCGCCCCTTGACGAATTACCGTCTGGGAGAGAACGGCGTAAACGCCATGATGCAGTTTCAGGCTGCGACAGGTGTAACTGCTAATGCCAATCTAGCCCGGTCTATCGAGGCCCTCCGAGTCTCGTCCGGCTTCAGCCGTAGCACTCAGGACATCCTCACCGAACAACAGCAACTCATGAATCCTGAGGTGGCTAACCGAATGTTGTTTATGGCGGGAGTTAACGCCTACAACATCGGTGGGGGCATGAGGGACCCCCTAGAGACCCGTCAGAACTTGGTCCGTCAACTCGGTTTGGATAATCCTGCTATTGCTCGTAGCGCTTTGCTTCCCGGCTCGGTGACTCGTGCCCGCATGGCTGACATGGGCCTTGGCGATGAAGCACAGACCGCCATCCTTCAGTACGCTCAACAGCAGATTCAGTTTAGAGAGAAGGGCGGTAAGGGCTTCTACGACCCCTCTGACCCCCGTCAGCGGCAGATGATGGGTATTGAGGACAACCTCGCCACCCAGCAGGAAGAGACTACTCGTGTACAGGGTGCTCGTGAAGAGAACTTCATGCGTCGCCAGATTGACAACATGGCCTCTCTGGAAAAGAGCAACCAGAAACTCATCGAGGCATTAGGCAGTCTTGAGGACAGACTCAGCGGGATTATCGGGGCACGTACCAGCACTCGCCCCTTCCAGCGTGCTGCCGCCTCTCTAAGTACCCCATTACTCGCGGCTGGTGGGGCGTTATCACTAGTTCCCGGTGGTGCCGCTTTCGGCGTTCCGATGATGATTACAGGTGGGTTGTTGGGCGCTTTAGGCGATCCCCCCAACCCAGAAGCGGAGGGTATGGGAACTCCCTCTGCGCAGCAAAACACCACCAGTTCAGCAAACGACGACACCACCATGGTTCCGTACGGGTATGGGGGCAACCGCATATCCCTATCAGAACTTAAGACTAAGCCCGACTTCCAGAAGATCAAGCCACGTTTCCGTGACCGCTTGTTGCGGATGATGCGGGCTAACCCCAACGTCGGTATCGGTGGGGGCTACCGCTCCCCCCAGTCGCAGGAGCAGATGTTCCGTAGCCGCTATCAGCCCACCACTGAGAAGACCGACATCTTCTGGGATGGCAAGTATTGGAAGCACGTCAGCGGCGCTCCAGCCGCCCCTCCCGGTAGGTCCATGCACGAAATCGGCCTCGCTGTGGACATGGTTGGTGACCTTGAGTGGATGAACGCCAACGCCGGACAGTTCGGCCTCAAGCACTTTGCTGGTGTCAATAACGAGCCGTGGCACGTTCAGCCTTCGGATCTCCCCAACTCCCGAGCAAAGTATGAGGGGCAGGGAGCGCCTTGGGGTACCGACGGCGCTTCTTCTGGCGCTGATTCGGGTACCGCTATTGAAGGTCACGCTGCTGAGGGGCACTCAGGGTCTGTTATAGCCTCTGGATCGACCATGATCGGGGTAACTGGCAGATCTATTTCCGAAATGCTGGAGGCTCACCGGGCAATGGGTCTCACGCGCATGTTGGCGGCTGGCAACACCGGAATGTATGCCAGTGGCCCCTCTGGGGCTTCATCTGGGGAAAGCCGCACCACGGCCCCCATGAACAACAGGCAACTTACCGGTGAAGAAGTTGCCCGGTATGCCTACAACGCTGGTTTCCGTGGAGATGATCTCGCAGCCGTTGTGGCTATTGCTAAGCGTGAGAGTGGGTGGCGCACTGGCGCTTACAACCCCAACCGCGCAACCCAAGACGATTCCTACGGCCTGATGCAGATCAACATGCTCGGTCAGATGGGCGTTAATCGTTTGCGGCAGTTTGGTATCTCTAAGAACGAGGATCTGTACGATCCTGCTACCAATATGCGTGCTGCGTTCTCGCTGTATCAGGCTCGTGGCGGCTCGCTGCACGACTGGGGCGCATATAAGGGCGAATCGAATACCTACAATACCAATGTCGACGAGGCGCTCCGAATCGTCAAGGATGCCGGACTGTACAGCGGCGACCCAATGATCGACGCTTCGTATGCCCCCAGCCGTGGGGGCGGTACTAACGGACAGCAGTCACGTTCTACGACTACGCACATCACATCGTCGCCTACCATCAACGTGGCCCCCGTCATCAACTTCAATGGTGCCCCCGCAACGCCTGATCTGCGTAATATCGCCCACACAGTCAGCAAGATGATAAAGGAAGAAGTCGACATGCTTGATCTGAGGACTGCCTGATGTCTTACCGTACTAACCAGTGGTTCGGTCTATCCAAGTCCTCCTCTGGTGAGAACCTCCGTTCCACCCGTTCTACCCGCGCTGGCTATGCGGTTAGCGGATCAGATAACGATAACTTTATATATCCCGACCGTGCCGTCCGCATTATGGATGGCGAAAAGGTCCATATCCTCAAGCGGGGGTATATCAGGTCTGTTGCCTTCGGTGATAACCGTGAGAACTTCCCCATCAACAAGTGCCAGTTCCAGTTCAACCCCTCGCAGATCGTGCAGTCTGTTCAACAGAACACGCAGGTTCTGAACTTCTTACAGCAGGACCCAGCCCAGTACGCACAGCCGATGTTCGGCAACGTGACGTTCTCCTTCGATCTCTTCTTCGACCGGAGTATGGAGATCAACAACTGGAAGCGCACGGATGAGATCGATCCCAATAACCCGTGGGAGAACTCCAGCCCCAGCAATATCGGCGTGTTGCACGACCTAAGCGCATTGTTCAAGGTTATTGGTGTGGGCGTGAACGAGTCCATGGCCGAGTACCTCCAGCAGTCAGCCATTGCCGCGTATAACCAACAATTGGCTGAGGATTCGGAAAGCGCCGAGGATTACGACATGGGGGCGTTTACCACGAGCATTGAAGACCTGATGCAGTACAACTTGGGTAACAGTGCCTTCCTCCTGCCGCTCCCCGTTCGGGTTGTCTTTTCCTCGCTGTACATAGTTGAGGGGCTGGTCAAGGACATCAACATCATGTTCTCTAAGTTCACTGCGTCCATGGTTCCCATGCAGTGCTCTGTGCAGGTGCTGTTTGAGGCCAAGTACATCGGATTCGCCAAGCAAGACACATACTTCACGTATGCCCTACGCGCTCTGGAAGAACTTGAGCCAGAACAGCCCACTAGAGATGAGTTGGCGGCGTATGGTCAGGCGCTGACTGACGACCTGACCAGTATCAGAATGGTGGTCACCTCTGGTGAGGGGGGTACCGCTGGAGACAACGGCGATAGGGATCGGAACTGGAATGACAACGAAGTGTCGATGGATCGCTTCGTCTCTAAAGACATTGGCGTTACCTCTATCTCTAACAGGAACCTTGAGGACCTTGACTTCTTCGTCAAGGTGCTATTCGACGGCGAGCAGCAACATCGCCGTTTGTTAGCCCTTATGGAAGAGAACGGGCGCAACGTCTCGGTTGGGGTGTCTGGGTCGGTGACCGGTTACAGGTATACCGATACGTTCAAAGACGCAAACTCTACGTTGTTTGCTAGGTTACGAGGAGCGGTATCCGCCGCCCCCACTCCAGCGCTTCTGGAAAACGCCAACCCATTACCGGGTAATGTTCGCGGAGTTTGCGAAGATCTATTTGATGCACTTTCATCCTCTACTACCACTTCCATTGGCGTTAGCGCTTACGAAGTTCTGCCGGACAGTGACGGAAATGACCGAGAATTCCGCACAGTAACCAAATTATTCCACCTCAACATTGGTGCAGACCACGTTAGAGAAGACGGCATTATTGAGGCTACAAACGGTGAAGAGTGGCGGAGAATGGCTGACTGGGCCTGCACTAGCGACAAGCAACGTGGTGGTATTTCTGGCAGTGGACAAACTGATAAGTCCACCGGCCCGTCAGAGGATGACGAGGGGGCGCACCCCAATAACGACCTCTTCTACTTTGCTGTTCGCTTTCGCCTCACGGTGACGGTGAGTATCGATGGGCTTACCGAGCGCAAAACTGTCGAGGATTATTTAGTCCCCAACTATAAGGGCACTAACTTCCGGCTGATTAAGACTATGCGGTTTGACGGTTGGCCCAGCCCAGATGACCCACTTCCTCCGGGGGATAACGGCAGTACTAACACTGGCGGCGGCGATGGCGGTGGTTCAAGCGGACCATTGGCTCTCTAAGGATTCATTATGGCTATTTACAGCGCAGTTTCTCGTTATCAACTCACCGACTCCGGGCAGGAAGCCGTTCGTGGTGACCTAAATGCCCCTAACTACACGCTGTATACCGTGCGTGAAGGTGACACCTTTGAATCCATATCTGCCAGAATTCTCGGCACTACTGAGCGCTTCTGGGAATTAGCGGACATGAATCCGCAGATCAAGTTTCCGTTAGATATCGAAGTTGGGACGGTACTTAGGATTCCGTTATGATTCAGAAGAGTCCTTACGGACTATCGCCTGATTTAGAGATAACCATTGCCAATGTCGCAGTGGATTATTCGTCTATCAATAAAGTAGATCTGCATCTAGCGGAAAACCAGCACGATCTTCTCGTGTTTGATATCGCAGGTATTCCCCCTCGTGCGATCACGGACTACTACAACAAGCCCGTTTATGCCAAGATCCACACAGGCGGCAACTTCTATCAGGAGTTCCACGGCTATGTTGAGGATGTCCGCCCCGCCTCCCGCACCGAGTTTGGGTTGATGAACAACAGCCCGTTCCAAGAGGCGAAGATCGTATGTCTAGGAGTGTCGTACATCATGCGTGGCGCAACCAGCAAGGTGTGGGCCAACTACCGCCTCAGCGATATCGCTAGGGAACTGTGTCAGAAATACGGTTTTAGTCTTGACGTTGCTGCCGACCCGGCAATCCACGAGTCGCTCCTTCAGACCAACGAGTCTGACTGGCAGTTCATATCGAGGTACGCACAGTTGCTTGGGTACAGCGTGAATGTTCATGGTACGCACATGCATATCTATGACCCGCATAAGGCGCTGAGTCGTAGGACCTCATATCACGTGCTGAGCACCATGCGGAAGAAAACGAACAACAGCATCAGCCCCGCGCCCGGTCAGATTCTGGAGTTTGATGGGTCGTTCTCTAAGCGCCATATCGATGGCGAGTACAAGGAGAGCATCGTTACCGTGGTGAACCCTGATAACGGTATGTTCGACGTGAACTCCAGAACAGTTGCCCCCACCAATAACGGTGTTCCTCGGTTTCCGAACAGAGTCGCTGAGTACGTGGACAACTTTGAAGAGGCCGCTCGCCGCATCTCGGCAGTATCAAAGGAAAAGTACGACTACTATGCGACGGCTCGTGTGCTAGGGGTCGCTGGGTGTGTCCCCGGTGGTATCGTCAGCGTGGACAACTACAACGCTGACTTTGACGGATTCTGGTATGTGCGAAGCGTGAAGCACACCGTCCATACCAGCGCCTTTCATACCGAGTTAGAGTTGGCTAAGAACTTCAACTCGGAGTTGAAGTTCACGAATACTGAGTCGTTCCGTACGCCCCCCAAGACGGTGTACTCAAACAAGAGTGGTTGGTTAGCGGAGAGCAAGGCAGTCAATGAGTACTCCTGACTTTGAACTACACCGAGCGATAGTCCACTGGTCGGACCCGACGACTGGGTTTGCTCAGGTCCGTGTACCCACGCTGTTGGGGGCCGAGAGCGTCGTCTACATCCCGAATACTGGGTTGACCGAGAGTGGCGGTGTGTGGAACGTCCCAGCAGAGGGCACCTCGACATTCATTGCTGTGTCCCATGATCGAACACAGTTTCTCTGGTTGACAGCCCTCGGCGCTGGTGGGGGCGGTGCCGCAGGAGTTCCCGCCGCCACAGGTGAGCCGATGGGGCACCAAGAGCGTACTGATAGTGCAGTTTCATTTAATGACAGCACTCGTACCTTTTCGATACAGCCGGTAGGCGACTCCTACACCGTGTGGTGTAAGGGCACTAAATACGACAAAACCGAGTTAGAGACAGTCACGGTACCCGACTCCACGGACCTGTACTACATCTACTTCGATCCTGACGGGGCGCTACAGTACCGCACCTCTTACTTTGTCTGGGACGAGGACTGCCCAACCGCGTACGTTTACTGGAACGCCACTACCCAGAAGGCCGAGTTCTTTGCTGACGAGCGCCATGGCATTGTCCTTGACTGGCAGACCCACGAGTACCTGCACCGGACGCGGGGTGCCGCTATTGCTAACGGGTTTGATCTGGACCCGACCAAGTTCATTATTGATGGCGACGGGTCGCTAGACGGCGACTGCTATTGGGGCATGTACGGCAATGGCAACCCCGTTGGTACGTTCTTTGACGAGGATCTTCAGGTAGACATCATCAACTCCGCTACGCCGACAGCGAATACGTGGGAGCAATTCCTAGAGGCCCCCGCTGAGATCCCGGTGTTCTACAAGGAGAGTTACGGGTGGGTAAAGAACACCGCCACGAACTTCCCCTTTAAGTCTGGTCCTAACCGCCCCTACTACAACTCAATTGGTGATCTGAGTTACCTCACTGAGATCGATACCAATAAGTTTGGTATTGCATGGATCGTTGCTACGAATAACCTCAACGACCCAGTTCTGGCGATCATGGGCCAAGACCAGTACCTCAACATCGGTGACGCTGAGGCCGTTGACTGGAATTCGCTAGACCTTACCGATCTGCCTATTGTGGAGATGCGCCCCCTCTATAAGTACGTGTTCCAAACAAAGGATACGTACACCAATAGCGTTAAAGCCGCTCTACGAGGGCTGTACGACATTCGTAGGATAGAGTCCTCAGCAGGAGCACCCTCGGCAGCAGAGTCATTAGCCGCTGCTATACAGAACCTACTAGTTCCTGCCGGTACTGTTTCAGCGACTATTCGTACCACCGCTGACACGGGCTGGTTGATGCTTGATGGTAGTTCTGTTGCATCAGCAGCCAGTTTGTATCCATCGTTGTGGGAAGTGTCCCCTGCTTCTTGGAAGTCTGGAACAACGCTTACTCTCCCCAATATGACTAACAGGACTTTAGAGGGTTCTGGTGTTACCACTCTTGGGGTATTGGGAGGGTCGAACTCGGTCAGCCTTGCTACAGCAAATCTCCCAGCGCACAACCACTCAATCAACCACGGTCACGCTGACAACTTTACAGCAAACCAAAGTCAGCACAGACACTCCGTTGATCCGCCTAGTACCACTACGTCGACTCACTCGGACGGAACTAACTATCTGTATGAAGTGGGCAGCGGAGCGTACCGCTTCGGCAACGGTGGGGATATTGAAGGCCAGTTCCTTACTATTAGTAACCATAGTCACACTGTCAATATTCCGGCGTTCAACTCGGGCTACACAGACCCGGCCATCACCATTAGCGGCGGTGTCACTAATCACGCCGGTAACTCTGGTAACACCGGTTCTGGTACGAGCGTGGACGTGACGAACGCTCACTTGGCGGTGAACTTCCAAATTAAGGCTCACTAAGGGGTGCTTGACATCGTTTCGTAACATAGTGGTATACTGGACGCTCGGAGACATGAGCGAGGAGGTATCCCAATGCGCCGTCTTCTTTCCCTTATCCTTGCGGCTACTGCCGCTGTCACCCTTTCACTGCCCCAGACGGGGGCCAGCGTGGGAGTTCCTGAGGAGTTCATTCCTCCCCACAACTGGGAACTCCCCGCTAACCCACCACCAGAACCTGTGCGCTCTGTCCAGATCTACAGCATCCGCCCCGAGCCGGTGTGGGCAGATGAGAGGCGCGAACCGTATCTTCGTGATACGGTTCGTGCGCCAGCCCCGTATCGGGAATCAGCACCCGATTGGCGGTGCGATGAGTGGATGCCTCTTGCCCGTGAGATCGGATGGCCCGAAGAGGAACTGCCGAAACTGTCCTATGTGATCTTCCGTGAATCACGTTGCAGGCCCGATCAGCACAACCCCGATGACCCGATGGGCGGAAGCAACGGGCTGACACAGATCAACCAGTTCTGGTGTAAGCCGACGCAGTACTGGCCGGGAGGCTGGCTCCAGACTCATGACATCCTTGACCATTGCGATGAGTTGTATGCCCCAAGAATCTCCCTAACAGCGTCACTTGCTTTGTGGGAGAACTCTGGTTGGACTCCTTGGTTCCCCTAAATATCGTATAATGGTCTCCTGAGGAGGCCGTATGCGGCGTTTCAGGATTACCTATTTACCAGCATTGATATGGGTATTTTCCTTGATCATGCCGTCGACCGCTCAAGCGGCCTCATATACCGTCACTCAAGAGTCTGAGTGGGAGTTCACAGTCACACAGACAGAGACCGTATACATATATGGGAACTCCAATGAACCATGTGGGAGCGTGACTGCTGACCCGTATCTGTGGCTGTACAACTCAGCAGGGACATTGGTAGCGCAGAACGATGACGGTAACCACAACGCCACTGACCAGTGCGTTTCGTCAAAGATTGTCCAAGAGTTACAACCGGACACCTACACCATTCTGGCGGGCTATTGTTGTAGCCAATTAGGTCTCGGCAACAAGCCCGAATGGGGCGACGGTACCTACGAATTAATCATTCAGAACTATGAATTGAGTACGGAATGGCCGACTACAAGCACTTCCACGACAACCACCACATCGTCCACAACGACAACGACGACAACGACGGTTGTCACGACGACAACGACGGTGCCTCCCACGACGACCACGTCCACTACTACGTCCGTACCGACGACGACATCTACGTCTACGACGACGGTACCGCCCACCACAACGACTACTGCACCGCCTACGACGACCACTACGACGGTATTACCGTCTACGACGACGACGGTCGCCCCTACGTCGTCTCTCGCTCCTGCCCCGTCCACGACATCCACCACGTTTTACGTGCCCCCGCCTCAGCCAGCGGTGTCCCAGCCCCCTCCTCAGCCGGTAGTGACGACTCCTCCCGTAACGACGACCTCTTCAACAACTTCTACGACGAGTTCAACGTCCACTACAACCACGACAACGACGACGACCACGTTGCCGCCGCCATCAACCACGTCAACACCACCGACTACGACAACCTCCGTCCCCGCGAGCACGACCACTCTCGCAACTACTACGACATTGAGTCCGACTACCTCTACCCTCCCCCCGACGACTACTACGACCACGTTGCTCGCCACTACTACGACGGTGCCGACAACCACCTCTTCAGCACCCGCCACAACTACGACTAATCCGGCCCCCCTCTCGGCACAAGAAGAGAAGACATCGGCTATGATTGCTAGGGTAAGCAATCAAGAACTTGCCGAATCCGTGGCTGAAATACTCAGTACAGATGGCGAAATAACCGTAGATGCGGTTCAGGATCTGGTCAACAACGAAGAGTTTGAGAGCCTTGACGAAGAGACCTTAGAGGTCATCAGCGGGGCCCTATCTGCCGCTCCAGACGAGGTCAAAGAAGAGTTTGAGGCAGAAGTCAACGTATTCTCTGGGACTTTCGATAACTACATACCTTCCGGTTCTAAGATCAGTGTCGAGGATCGAAGGGTAGTAATTGCCGTAACGGCCACCATTTCGGCGTCCATAGCCGCCCCCGCCTCTGGCGGTGGCAGGAGGAGACGCTGATGTTCAAGCGTTTATTTAGAGAGGGCCACGCCCTGATCTGGACCGTCTCGGGAACCGGTTTAGTGCTAATCACCCTGTCCGGGGACGTTCTGAAATATGCCCTTTGGATTAGCGTTATCTCCCTCGTCGCCCACCTCGCAGGGTTTATACTCATGAAGGATGATGGAGATGACTAAAAAGACCGCAAGCATGATCAAGGACGTGGCTATCCGTATGTTCGCCACGTTCACCGCGTCTGCCCTGAGCATTATTTCTGGTGCCGCCATTATTGGCGACATCGCTATGCACAAGGCCGCTCTTCTGGCTGGGTTCGTGGCCGTTGCTCAGGTTGCTGAGAGACTGGCCCGTGCCAGTATGGACGGAACCCTTACGAAAGAGGAGATTGACGAGGCTTTTCTTGGTGCTCGCATCAAGAAGGAAACCCAGTAACCCCCACCTATCTGTGCTAGGGTTATACCCGTAATAACCCCTATCGGAGGTATTCATATGTTTGATCCCAAGTTCCTCAAGGATGCTGCCGAGCGTGCGGTTTCGACCGTTGCTCAGACGTTCGTTGCCCTCGTGGGCACCGATGCGCTGGACATCCTGTCGGTGAACATTGCTGACGCTGTCAAGGCCGCTGTCGCTGCCGGTGTCCTCTCGTTTGTGAAGTCGTTCGCCGCCAGCAAGGTTGGCGACAAGTCGGCTTCGGCTGTCCGTCTGGGCTGATCATGGGCCGTCCGTACACCGGATTTGACGTTATTGCCGGAGGCAAGCGAGCGGGCTTTGAGACCTTTATCGATCTCTTAGAAGCCCACTTTGGCCTGTGGAATAACGGGACCTTCGGCGTACGTAAGAAGAGGGGGAAGTCGTCTTACTCCGTTCATGCGACGGGCAGGGCGGGGGACCTTAGTTGGCGAGGCGCACCGTATCGTGGCCCCGGCAACTATGAAGCCGCCTGTAAGATGATGGACTTCCTTGCCGCTAATGCGGACGCTCTCTTCGTTGAGGCGATCTTCGATTACTACCCTGCGCCCCACGGTCGTGGTTGGAAGTGTGACCGGGCTGACTGGCAGGTGTACAGCAAGCCTGCCTTCTCCGGTGCGCCCGGAGGAGACTGGGTCCATGTCGAGGTCAGCAATGACAAGGCAGACGACCCTCAGTACTACATCGACACGATGAAGCGTCTTCTGGGTGAACCGCCTAAGGCCGTTGCTCCGGCTCCCGCTAAGAAGACCCCCTCCGCTCCCCCCGGAAAGAAGCCATGGCTTCAGGTCGGGTCTAAGGGTGCGGCTGTCAAGAAGGTGCAGGAACTTGTCGGTGCTGATCCCGTGGACGGTGATTACGGTCGCAAGACCGAGGCCGCTGTCAAGGCGTATCAGGCTGAGCACGACCTCCATGTCGATGGCATCTGGGGTCCCGGCTCTGATAAGCACGCTAAGAACTGCACTTGTAAGCCCGCTGAGCCTGCCCCCGAGCCGGTTGCGTCCACCAAGATCGGTACTAAGGCTGAGTTCCCCGGCAACATGCAGAGGGGTAGCCGTGGTGAGCACGTCAAGCAGGTCCAGTCCAAGGTCGGCGCTACGCCGGACGGTTGGTTCGGCCCCGCCACCGAGCGTCGTGTCAAGGAGTGGCAGAAGGCTAATGGTCTTACGGTTGACGGCGTAGTCGGCCCCAAGACCTTCGCCGCTATGTTTGGCTGAGGTAACAGATGAAGAACATAGCCGTACCATTTAGGTTTACGGGCGGGCGCGTGGCTGCGACCACTGACCCCGACACTGTTGCTCGGCAAAAGATCATTGATGTGCTGACCACCGCCCCCTCAGAGCGGTTTGGTCTACCTAACTATGGTGCTGGTCTTTATTCGCTCCTGTTTGAACCAATAGACGAATTGGTAGAAGCCGACTTCAAGATGGATGCTATGATGGAACTGCGCGATCGTGTGTCTGGAGTTACCATCCACGACATCCGTATCAAGCAGAATCAAATAGACGAAAGCACTGCGGACATCTACGTTTACTATTCGTTGCCACTAAGCCCAGCACAGACGTTTTCTTTTACCATTACTAACACCTTGACGGAAGAGAGTCCGCTCTAATGGCATTTGATTACTCCAGCCGCGATTACAGCACCATCAAGGCTGATTTGTTAGCCCGCGCTGCCCGTATCGCCCCCGAGTGGACTGACCGCAATCCCTCAGACTTTGGAATGGTTCTTGTTGATCTCTGGGCAAGCATGGGGGACGTTCTCCACTACTACGTGGACCGCGCTGCTGGAGAATCTGTACTTCCTACTGCTACTCAGCGTGAGTCTGTACTGGCCTTTGCAAACCTGTTTGATTACGTTCCTAATGGCCGTACGAGCGCTCAGGGAACGGTATCGCTGACTAACAACGGTGCTACTGATATCACGCTTCCTAAATACACTCGCTTTATCGCCCGTAGTGATAACGCCACCTATCAGGCATACAGCCTTGACGGGGCGACTATCGCCGCTGGTGCTACTGCTGTAGTCAACCTCGCAGAGGGTTTCATCGTGAACTCCCCTGCGGAGACGCTCACTAACTCCTCCTCTGGTAGGAGTTCTCAGAGGTACACCCTGAGCAACGCCAACGTGGTCCGCAGTTCGTTGGTTATCACCGTGTATGAGGACGGGATCACCCCGACCGCCTACCGGCGAGTGGATCGCCTTTCTAATGCAGTTGCGGGAGATCGGGTGTTCTCAGTCCGCACCACGGCTACGGGTGCTACCGAGATTGTCTTTGGTACCGAGGTTCGCGGGTTCATTCCCCCAACCGGGGCCGTCATCACGGCTATTTACGCTTACTCCAGTGGGGTTGCCGGAAACCTGCCTGCCAATAGTGTTACGGCTTTCCGAGATTCAACCCCCGCCAGTCTGGTTATCGCTTCCTCTTCCGCATTTACTGGCGGTGTCGACGAGGAGCCGATTACTTCTCTCAAAAACTCCATCCCATCTCTGACCTCGGCCCAGAACCGCGCAGTTACCGCTAACGACTTTATCAACCTCGCTCTTGGTATCGACGGCATATCGAAGGCCGCTGTTGAGTACACTCCCAATCCCGCTGGTGGCGCTTCTGCCGGTAACGCCAGCGTGACGGTGTATCCACAGGTGAACAGGGCAGGCGACTACCTGACGACGGGTGACACTTCTCAGACCGTCAGTGCCGACACGCAGTCGGCTGTTGTCTCACTGATTCAGCCTCGCGCACTTCTTGGGGTTGACGTGGTCAGCGCCACCAGCATTACGTGGACCCCCATCAATCTCACCGTCACTGCGTATTTGTCTGACAACGTGGTAGCGCTGTACGCCAAGCGAGATATCGAAGATGCCATTGATGCGCTCTTCGGCTTCGATGCTGTGTCGTTTGGTCAAACGATGTCGCTGGGCCAGTTCTATCGCTCTATCC